GGCGGTTCCCGCCTCGACGCAAAATCTCCCACTTTTTCGGGTACCAGTTAACCGAGGTAACCAGGCCGGAATAGAAGCACGTGGTAACGCCCCGGAACGCCGGCACCAGGCCGCCGAGCATCGCCGCCAGGCGCGGCAGGACGCCCTGGTCCTCTTCACCGAACAGGACATCCAGCGTCCCATCGAGCCCACCTTCGCCCTTGTCACCACCGAACAGCTCAGGCGCATTGATGCGGACCTGTCCGTTGCTGGTGATCGACCCTTTCCACGCGGTTTTGCCACTCGCCCGGATTGCACAAACTTCATCGACTTTCTTGCCCAGGGCGAAATGGATGTCGAAGTAGTAGCGGAACCCGACCGTCTGTGCCTTCGGTTTAGCGCCCATTCGCGATCTCCTGGCGTGCATGTTCAACCAATTTGAGCGCGAGCGCGTCGCCGGTCGCGACCAGCACGTCGGCCTCGATGCCGTCCCGTAGGAACGCCATCCAGTCGAGGTCATGGCGCTTGAAGAACTCCCTCGCCTGGCGATGACAGTAGCCCTGCCGAGTGGTCCAGGTCGGCACGGTATGCAGGTGCTGAGCCGTAACGATCATTTCTTGCTCCCTTTGGTCTTGATCGCCTTCGTTCGGTAGTTGCCTACGGTCAGCACCATCCAGCTCTTCGACCAGCACTGACCGAAGACGGCGACCTGTTCGTCGCCCTCGTCACAGCGCGGGAAATCGATGTCTTCAAAGGCGGTCGGCTTGGGCTTCTGCGGCTTCGGCGCCAAGACCTTGGACAGGATGAACGACGCCGCCAGAATGACGAGATTGATTGTGATCGGGTCCATGGCCTACCTCACCAGACCTGATCGCCATCGAACGGCGACTTGCCTTGCATCGCGTTAAACCCCCTGAAGTTGGGGAGGTTGCTGAATTTGTCGTCGCAGGTCTGCGCGAGCCCGTCGCAACCCGGATAAACCCGCAGTTGGCCACCTGCCGGAATGCCCTCGGTGCCGCCCAGGATGTAAAGATCGGGTCCGGCGTGCCGCTCGATGTAGCGGCTATCGTAGTTGTCGCCGTCCACCTGCCACTCGACGTAGCCCCCGGTAAACCAGCCATCGGCATAGCCGGCGACCACGCCGCTGGAGATCACCCAGCCGCTGATGCTCTGCGGCGTCAGCGTCACGCGATACGGAACGAGGTTGACCTTGCAGCGATGGTCGCCAACGACTGCCGTGCAGGTGCGGCAGTAGGTGTCGATCAAGCCGGGCTGGTCCATCAGTTCGTCTTCGGACACGCACGTTATGCGGCAGCTATCCACGGTCGGCCAGTCCACATCGCCAATCTGGCCTACCCAAGAAACCGCTGCCTCGGCGTCGCCGTAGTGCATGTCGTAGACGACCAGGTCGATGGCACCGCTCGGCGACCGGGTCTTGTACAGCAGCGCGACATCGAGGTCGGCCGGTGCGGTGATGACGAACTGGTCGGACTGCGGATCGCCGGAGCAGATAATTCCGTTGTCGGTGATGCCGCCCGGCACGGTGCGGAAAATCTGGTTCTGGTAGGTGATGTCCCGGTCGCTGCTGTTGTAGCTCCAGCGGATCGCGCCACGGCTGAACTGATACAGCCGCACCGGCTGCCCATCCGCAAGCGAGCTTTCGCGGCTGTTAAAACTCATCGTCACGAACCCCTCTGAACGTCAGGGCGGCAGTTGCGACGCCCTCGCTATCGGTGACGTGCTCAATCTCGACCACGTCGCTGGCGGCGCTACAGAGCGCCATGAAACAGATGCGCGCTACATCGGTCGGCTCGACCAGGCGGCCCAGGGCGGCGTCGATGGCCAAGCGCTCGGTGTCGGCGTCCAGCTCGGTGCTGGTGAGAATGCGGCGGTGATAGACGGTGCCGTCGTACAGCTCGATGCGGATATCGCGACGACCCGGTCGCCCATTGGCGAAACGGGCATAGCCGATATTGCGCACGTCCAGCGCGGTGGACAGCTGCGAGACGGTGGCGACTAGGGTCAGGTCGTCGGCGTGGGTCGGCACCCATAGCGGCTTCTGCTGGCCTCGCAGCGCATAGACCAGGCTGCGGAACGCCGACCGCTCGGCTCGGCCCATGCCGATCCAGCGATGACCGATGACGGGCAGCGCCATTCCGGCGACGTCGGTCACGCGGGGAATCGCGCTGCCGTTGTCCAGGGTGGACAGCAGGCGCTGATAGCTGGAAGTGAGGTCTTCGCTTTCGTCCGGGCGCTGCTCTAGGACTGGCCGACCCCGGTAAGTCGTCGCCGGCATGAGTTCCGGCCAGGCGCTGGGCTCCATCACCAGGAACGACACCCGCGCAGACTGCGCGGTATCGGTCAGCCGGGTCAGCGTGGGCTGCTCGGTCAGCTGCGCGGTGCGCACCGGGTACAGTCGCGAGCCAGTTCCCCAGGCGGCCTGGACGGGCCGAACCAGGTCCAGGCCACTGGCGGTCACCGTCTTGACCTCGACGACCTCATAAGTAAAAGCGTCCTCGCCGCGCAGCATCGCCAGGCCGCCGTCGCGGAAGTCGAGGCCGGCCGTGCCGCACGGAATGTTCAGCGAGCCGGCCGCCAGCGGTTCCTGGAGCAGTTGGATATCAGGCCAAATCGGCAGCGCCCAAATGCGTGCGCCCCAGCCGAACAGCGTCATGTCCAGCAGCTGCCGCTCGCGGTCCACCGCGTACATGTTCGCTTCGAACTCCCGGCGCGGCGCCAGGCGCATGGCTCGGCGCTGGGTCACGGCTGATTCGCTTTGCAGGATATTTGTCGAGGCGCTCAGGCGCTCGACGATGCTGTCGCCCCAGTCCGGCGCGAACGTCCAAGCGATGATGCGATTGCCGGTGATGACCAGGACCAGGTCCGGCTCGCCCTGGAGCTTCCATACGATCCGCGCATTGACGACGGGCGGGCCGTCCGTGCCAATGCTGACCGTCCAAGTGCGTTCTTCCAGGGCGGCAAAACCCAGCGGCGGCGACGCCTGGCCGGATAGCGTGATGCCGTCTGCATCTTCCCGCTCGATGGCGGTCAGCGTGCGCGGACTGAAATATGCGTTCCAGACTGATGCCGGTCGTACCTGGGTGCTGACGACGTTGCCCAGCTCCATTGTGGTCGGAATCAGCCACAAGCGGTTGTAGTAGTTCTCTTCCAGGGCGCTTTGGTGGACAGCCTGGTACGACGAATGGATCACCTCGACCGGCTGATGCGCCGCGTAGACGCCGGCCCAGGTCGAGGCCGCGACCGCTGCCAGGCTGATGTCCTGGTTCAGCTCCAGGGCGTCGATATTCGGCGTGATGCCGGCAACGATCCCCTCCACCGGCTTCGGCACTTGGAACCCCGGAAAGGTCGCCATCACTCAACCACCCGAAAGCAGTAGCCGACCCAGGCGCTGGTGCTGCCGAAGTCAGTAGCGGTTCCGCGCTGGAGCAACGGATAGACGCGCCAAGTGTCGCTACCGATCACCAGCGGATCACCAGGCGCGAGGAAGGCCATGTTGCATATGCCAAAGTCCGGCACCTCGCCCACGTATCGCGAGCGCTGCTGAGCGCCGAACGCATAGATGGCGCAGGGAACAGGGGTGGTCGAGCTGTTCAGCTCGTTTGCGCTGGCGTCGATCAGCCCCACATCGGGATGGTACTGACTGCTGTAGTTTCCGCGACCGGGGCCGACGACGCGCCGGGCGACGTTCGTTGTGTAGTCGAACGGCAACCACTCCGGCGATGGGCCACCGTCGAGGCTGTCTAGCCGCAGCATGCTGCCGCCGCCGCTGTATCGAATGTGGTAACCATCGAATGGATGCGATGACCAGTTGTTTGTGAGCGCCTGGCCAGAGCTGTAGAGGAACGAGCCGCAAACATACTGGCCGCCCGTATAGCCGACGCCCCGTTTGTTGAGCGAGCCAATCATCACCGGCCGGAACTGACCGGCCGCGATTTCGACGTGCAGGTGCAGATACGCAGCGGTGGCGAACAGGTGATAGCGCGTGAATGGCCCGGCGCTGAGCTGCGCTATGGTTGCTTCTTTCGACGAATACGGGTTGTTCTGCACCGAGTTGCCGGGCTGCGCATTCCACGCAAGCCCGTCGTCGAACCCCGTATTGCCCGCGAGCTGCCATTGATTGGAACCGGCGTTGAACGACCAGTAGCCGTCGGCGTTGTGACAAAGCCATTCCGATGCCGAGGCGCGGTCGGTGACCCAGCCGAGCGACTCGGCGTGGACGCGCAGCTTGGCGAGCAAGTCGGCCGGGTTGTTCGCTGTTCCTGTGAAGTAAGCCATTTCAGTCCTTCCTGATCGCGTAGAGCCAAGGGTTACCGCTACGCCAAGCGGTTTGGAAAACGACGTGGTCCACACCGTCCTCGACAATCACGTCTTCAGCGCCCGAGTTGAGCGTCGGCACGTAGAAGGCGCCGTCGAAATCGCCCAGATAGCGGCGCCCCTCGGTTTCGCGGGTGACGAACTGCAAAGCTTTCAGCGGGAACTTGCTGAAAGAGTCGCGGAGCTGGTTGATCACAGTGTCGCTACCACCCGCATAGCGACCGCAGCCAAGCGGCAGCAGGGTCCGATTGCTGTAGTCGGACTCGTTGGCTGACCCACCTGCGACAGTGAAACCGAGCCAGCGCCCGGCGGGATCGCGGAGATAGCAACTGCGCTCGTAGGGGCTGCTGATGCCTCTGTGCCGGTCGCTGACGTCTGACCAGCGGGTGGCGACGTCGCCACGGTAGGAACCCACCACCGCCAGCGGGTACGGATACTGCGACGGCGGACAGGGTGGCAGGATGAAGCCGGCGCCGGCCGACTCGTAGATCGTCGAGACTTTTACGACCAGCCAGAACCTGCTGCCGTTGGCGAAGAACCAGTACGGCATGGGCTGATTCCACAGCAGCGCCTGAACCCGCGGGCTGTAGTTAGCAAACGCGGTCCAGTAGTCGCCGCCAGGCGGGATTGCTCCAGGATTGAACGCCGTGCCGCCCATCAGGCGAAGGTTGTAGTAGTCCAGGGCGGTATCGCCGTAGCTCTGAATCCCCATGTAGATGCTGTCGGTGCCGCCCAGACCTGGGGCGCGCAGGGTCACCTGGCGCACGGCGATGGCCGTGCCGGACGCGGGGATGGTGTTGTCGAAAACCTTCTCGTAGGCCTGCCCAGCCGCGACCAGGTCGGGGTTCGCGGTGAGGAACTGGACGAGGCGCTCGACCAGGTTCTGGTGGTTCGTGGCGGTGCCGATTTCAGTAGCCATGAATTCCTAGTTTCCGAGTATTTGCTTGACGGCCTGGCGGTTCTTGTTCAGCCAGACGATGTAATGGTCGCCGCCCTTGCCGGCCCACATGTCGGCCGCCACCTGGTCGGGGTCTTGAACAGCATGGAGGTGGACCGCGTTGGAGACTGATGCGCTGAAGTTCTTGGATGGTTCCTGTATCTGAGCGGCGCCCATGCTTGGGCGTGGTAGGGATGGCGCGGGAATGCCGGCGACGCCCCCGGTGGCGTGGCGGACGGCCCCCGCCCAGTCATGTAGCGCCGCCCATCCGCGTTGGTTGATGTCCAGCAGCAGCGGAGTAAGCCCTGGCTGCATCGCGGATGCCGACCGGATTACGACCTCATTGTTGGATAGCCAGGCCGGTATGCTGTCGCTGGTCGGTGTGCCTGGTCCCTGGACCTGGCCGCCACCCGCGAAGCCGAAAATGCTGGTGATCGAAGACAACCAGCCACTCCCGCCACCAGCCACTCCAGCAGCCCCGGCAGCTCCCGCAGCGCCGGTCACCCCACTGACACCATTGGCGGCGGCCAGCGAGGCGGCAGCGGCCTGGATAGCGGCGGCGCCGCTCAGGAGCGTGCCGCCAGCAGTCGCCAGGGCGCCGGCCGAGGCGGATACAGCCGAGGCGCCGACCGTCAGCCCCTGGGCGCCGCCATCGGTGCCACCGCCCAGGCCAAACCCGGAAAGCAGAGACGCCCCTAGCTGGCGGGTCGCCATCCTGGCCAGGTCGCCAATCATGGTGCGGACGAAGTCATCCAGCGAGGCCTTGCCAGTCGTCACAAAGGTAACGACGGCATCCTCCAGACCGGAGAAGGCGTTACTAAACAGTTCGTAGGTCTGGCCCGCGACGTCCCTGGCGGAGTCGATGTAGTCAGCGAACGCCGACGCCGCCCCGTTGACCCAGTTGCCCTGGGCGGCCTGGAGGTCGGCGTAGTTGCGTTGCAGCTGCTGGGTCATCGCGGCATGGTTAGCTTCCAGCGCCTTGATCTTGTCGTTGTACTCGTCGAGGCTCATGCCTCGCGAGCCGTCACCGTACTGGCTCGCC